AGGATTATGTCACTTCGGCCTGACTCCACCGGTTGTGCGCCTCCCGTTGTGTATGACATGACTGCCACATCAACCGGCCGGCTGACTGTAATTGAAGGCCCAAACATCTTAACATTACCTGCCGCTGCAAGAAAATCAATAAAAAGCAGATTTCCAAATGGCAAGATACTGCAAATTGACTTGACAGCAGCCGAGCCAAGAATCGCGCTCTTTTACAATCAGATAAAAAGTCCGGCTGATATCTACTCACACATTGCTAACACAATTCTGCAGGGAAAAGTAACAAGAGCAGAAGCAAAGCTAATTACTTTATGCGCGCTCTACGGGCAGTCACCTAAAAAGCTCTCAAAAGCTCTTCCTGCCTCGATCAACTCTAGAGAAGTAATTAGAAAGACAAAATCTTTTTTTGGCAGTGAAGACTTAACAAGAAGTCTAAGACAACGAAACATGGCAGGAAATCTAAGAAACATCCTTGGTAGGCCTTTAAAGGTGGATCACGATAGGTCTGATCTTCTAATAAGCTATTTCTTGCAAAGTTCAGCTGCCGAAGTCTCCATCGTAATGTTTGCTGAATTTTGTGAAAAATTCAAGAAAGACGTAAAGCCACTTTACGTAGTTCACGATGCCTTACTTTTTGACGCCTCAGAAGAGATATCAACTCTGCTTTTGAGCAAAAAATCTTTCCCACTGTCCCTCGGTCAATGGAAATTTGAAACGAAAGTGACAGAAGTTAATAATTAGAGATGTTATGAAAAATAGTATAGACGGAAAAATTAGACAAACCATTCTGGAGCTGTTGAGAGAAAACTCATCGTCCATCATTGTCAATGAGCAAGACCAGCAAGAAACTCCAGAGCCCTCCTCCCAAGAAGCACCAAGTGAGAAACCTAAGAAAAAGTCAAAAAAGACAAAAGAAAAAGCATCAGCTGGAGAAATAAGAACCGCCGGGGCATTCGGCTCCGGAGGCCGCGCAAAATCTTTTGTCACAGATGCTAAAGCTCGAGCTGAGTCTGATCCCAAGGGCTTAATGGAAGATTTGGGTATAAAGTCAGGTGGCTCCGGTGACGATCTTTTTCAAGTGCAGACTATTTTTAATTCTGCTATTCATGGAAACAGTGTCATGTCCAGTGCCTACACAGGAGCAAGAATAAATTTGGAAAAACCCGCAGGCTCTGACAAAGCTGTAAAAGCTGTGTTAGTTACAATGGGTGGTCTAGATAGAAAGAATGGTGTAAGATTCATGGCACACACCCTAGTCGCAGCTCAGAACGCAGGCTTTTTAAATCTTGACGGCGGTTTACAATTTGCGCAAGGGACTTCTTCTGATATAATAGTCTACAGTATTTGAACATTTAGTCATTTAAGAATAATATTGTTTATGACTAATGATGAAAAAATCTTATATCACTTGGAAAAATACTGCAACCTATTAAGCAAAGTTTTTCCTGAAGAATCTGTAGAGAACTTTGTCTCTGACTTTGGTGAAAGACTTGCGCTTTGCCCTCGAGGCCTAGAAAAAGGAGCGGGAGGCACTGCAGGTGAACTAGTAAGCTTTTCTCTCAATGTTGCACAAAAATCAAAAGAGCTTGCGGCTGGCATGTGTGATGTAAGATCATCAGTCCGTGTTGCTTTAGTGCATGAGCTAGGGAGACTCGGTGATCTCGAAGAAGAGCTTTATCACCATCAAGAGTCTTCTTGGCATCAAGAAAAGCTGAATCAATTCTATAAATACAATCCCAAGTGCAAGAAGATGAACCTGGCTCATAGAACACTTTATCTTTTGCAAAAATACAATTTTCCATTGACGCAAGATGAGTGGATCTCAATAGCCGTCTCTCAAGGAATGCATTTACCTGAAAATTCTTTTTACGGACAAAGCGCAGGTGCCTTAACAGCTTTGATTCAATTTTCCAGATCTTTAGTCTTAGACAGTAATAGTTAAAATCATGAATACTGATGAGAAATTACTAAGAAGAATTATAAGAGAGAAGATTAAGAGGGCCCGAGAAGTCACTGCTGAAGAGCCTGAATTAATTACAGAACCTGACGACGCATCTGAAGAACCATCTGAAGAAGCATCTGTAGGTGGAGTAGCTGGAGTCACGACCCCTCTTGGAACCGGACCCACTTTTCCAAAAAATAGAAAATAAAACATTTGAACATTTACTCAAGAATTCCTAGACTTTAGACTAGGATTTAACATCAAGAAATTTGCAATTTGCAAGACTAAACATTTGGAGGTAAAAATGGCAATTGACTTTGATGCAATTAGAAACAAGCTGAATCAGCTTTCTGGAAATAACTCGCGACGCAATACGATGTGGCGCCCACAAGAGGGTGAAGAAACAACTATTCGCCTTTTGTCGTTCCCTGATAATGAAGGGCAACCCTTTAAGGAACGATGGTTTTACTACAACATCGGTAACAACCCAGGTCTCTTGGCGCCATACCAATTTGGTAAGCCTGACCCAATTCAGGAGCTCATCACTAAACTTCGGGACGATGGTTCCAAAGAGTCGTATGAGTTGGCTAAGAAGCTTTACCCTAAGATGAGAAGCTATGCGCCTGTTGTTGTGCGCGGCGAAGAAGAAAAGGGTGTTCGGCTCTGGGCGTTTGGAAAAACAGTCTATCAGTCACTTCTCAACATTATGCTTGACGAAGATTATGGAGACATCACGGACCCAGTTGAAGGCCGTGATGTAAAGGTTATCTGTACAAAGATCCCTGGTCGAATGTGGGCATCTACTGAAGTTCGCCCTCGAGGACGAAGCTCTAAGATTTCTGACAATACAGACCAAGCTTCAACCTGGATCGAAAACATTCCTAACATTGATGAAATGTTTACGCTCAAGTCTTACGAAGAGCTTGAAAAAATCGTAAACGACTGGCTGTCTGGTGATGATACTTCATCTGATGATACTCCTCGAGGATCGACGACCAGCCTCTCCGAAGAACAGGAAAATAAAAGCTCAGACTCGTCTTCTTCTAAGAAGTATAGAAGCTTAGATGAAGCTTTCGCTGATCTAGAAGACCTATAGAAAAAGATTTAAGGCGGCTTCGGCCGCCTTATTTTTCTCTGTACACTCGCATTCATGCGATTAGTATTTTATATCCAAGTTCAAAAGGAACATTCATGCCAAGAAAAGTAAAGAACAAAGAAGTGAATGATGACTTCACCAGTGATCTCATCTCAGCACTCAATAAAGAGCACGGTGCTAAAATCGCTTATAACCTTGCCTATGATGAGTCGCCGACTCATGTAAAGCGATGGATCAGCACAGGCTCAAAGCAGCTCGATTACATTGTTGCAAATCGGCCTAACGGTGGATTGCCTGAAGGTAGGATTGTAGAGATCTTTGGTCCACCCTCTATTGGTAAATCACATATTGCAATTCAAATTGCAAGATCTACTCAGCTAATGGGCGGAATTGTTGTTTACATTGACACTGAAAATGCCACTAGTGTAGAAAACTTAGGACTATTGGGTGTTGATATTACAAAGCGTTTTGTGTATGTTGATACACACTGCACAGAAGAAGTTCTTTCAATAGCTGAGTCCACAATCATGAAAGCTAAGGCAATGGACAAAGACGTCCCAGTCACTATTATCTGGGACTCTGTCGCTGCAAGCTCTCCAAAAGCTGAGCTTGTAGGAGATTATGACAAAGAGTCAATCGGCCTCCAGGCAAGGGCAATCTCTAAAGGTATGCGCAAAATTACTGGGGTCATTGCAAACCAAAACGTCCTGCTTATCTGCCTCAATCAGATACGAACTAAAATTGGCGTCATGTATGGTGATCCTACTACTACGCCCGGTGGTAAAGCAATCCCTTTTCACTCGTCTGTACGAATTAAGTTGGGAGCCGGACAGCAGATCACCAACAAAAACAAAGAAGTGATAGGAATTCACGTCTCAGCAAAAACAATTAAGAATAAAGTCTCAGCGCCCTTTAGAGACTGTAAATTTGAAATTCATTTTGGCAAAGGGATTAGAGAGCATGAACAGATTTTTGACGTTCTAAGAAAGCACGGCCCAGAAACTGTCGATGGAAAAGTTATAGAAATTAGCGGGACAGGCTCTTGGAAATCTTTGACTGTTGTGAACGCAACTACAGGGGAACTTTTGGCAGAAAAGAAGTTTTATAAAGCAGACTTCGACCAAGTTTTAAATAGTGAAGAGTTCGGCCCGTATTGCAACCAGCTTTTAGAGGCATCAATGATACGAGTTATGGAAGTGCCGTCAGAGATGTCAATAGATCCAGAGTCCTACGAAGAGGTAAGATCAATTGCGATGGATTTAGAGACAATTGCAGTTGACCCGGAGGCGTAATGACGCAAAGACCAATTCTTTTAATAGACGGTCTTAATCTTTTTATGCGTCACTTTGTTGTTAACCCGTCTATAAGCGACCAGGGAAACCATATAGGCGGCGTTGTTGGTTTTTTAAAATCTTTAGCCGATTTATCCAACAGGGTTGGTCCTTCTAGAGTTATTGTTGTTTGGGAGAGCGGAGGCTCTCCTAGAAGAAGAGCAATTTATAGTGACTACAAAAAGAACAGAAGACCTCAAAAGCTGAATAGATATTATGGTGATGATATCCCGGACACAGTTGAAAACAGGTCTGACCAGCTTTCTTTGTTAGTGTCACTCTTAAGACATGCACCCATTCAGCAGATGTATGTTCCAGACTGCGAAGCCGATGATATTATTGCGTACATTGCTAAGAGTTATTTTAGCGAAGAGAGAATTGTGATAGTTTCATCTGACAAAGACCTGTACCAACTCTTGTCAAAAAGAATAATACAATTCTCGCCAGGGCAAAAAAAATTCATTACAACTAAAGACTTGAAACAAAAATTTCAAATAAGTGCTGAAAATTTTTGTACTGCCAGGTGTTTTGTAGGTGACAAATCAGATGGCATTTCAGGAGTGCCTCGAGCCGGCTTTGCCTCTATGGCGAAAAGATTTCCTGAGCTGTCTCTAGATGAATTTGTCAGTGTAGAAGACATTGTAAAAAAATCTCAAAAAATGATTGAAAATAGTAAGCTCAAGCTCTATACTAATATTGTGGCTTATGCAGACATAGCTAAAAGGAACTGGAAGCTAATGTACTTACAGGGAATGGGTCTATCCGGCACACAAGTTATCAAACTAACAAACGAGATGGATGAATTTAGTCCTGAAATGAGCAAGATAAAATTAATAAAGTCGCTTAATAGATACGGAATTAACAATTTTGATGTAGATGGGTTCTTTGTAGCCCTCAAGGCCAATATTCGGAGAAACTAGTGTTGTCATTAACAAATAATACAAACCACCATTTCAGCAGGTACGGAAAAAGCT